GTTTACTCTAATAGTCTTTTTCCCGTTAGCATTAAATACAGCTCTCTGACCTTCCGTTTGTGAATAGTTAGGGTAGGTACTCGGCAGCATATTGTACTCCTTGTTTTCAACGTTAAGCGTATTATAGGAAGCCTTAAAGAACCATTCTCGCTGCCAAGCTCCGTATTTATTTACAAAGTCAATCTGTACTGGTGTGTATTTACATTCGTCTTTTGGATAAAAATAACCAGTCCATAATACGTTTGCTGAACCATCTAAAATCTCTAATTTATTACCAACTAAAGTAAAGTTTGTATTTACTCTTCTGACGTCTATAACTCGGTTAGGGAAACCAGCTAAAGATTGGTTAACTATACTTCCAGATGGTGAGGTGTATCTCGCTGTATAACCCGTTCCAGTTGATACAGTAACCCAACCAGCATTACTGCCAGATGGATAGTAATAAGTTAACGGGCTAATTAATACTTCACTTAATTGTGGATTATAACCTTCTTCAAAATATCCGTAACCTTCAAACGCTTTATGCGTCTCAGTAGTTCCTACTTGCGTGAATGTAGTCGTAACTCTTTTGAATTTCTTTATTTGAACGTTACACCATTGCGCTGTTGGTGTTGCTGCAACAGAAGATGGTTGTGATTGAATTGTATTATGTTCTATAAACTCTTTAATGTATGGAGATAAATCATAATAAGTAGTCGGAGCGTTTGAAGCAGGAATCAACTTACTTAGAATGTATTGCGGAGCAGTAGGAGCAGCACCTGTGCCATTCCAAAGCCTTAACTCTATTTTTGTTTCTACTTGCCCTGCTTCGTTTATCGTTACGACATATGGGTTTCTTGCAAATATATTAGCCATTCTTTATAATTTCGTCTATTTGTTGATTGAATAATTCGATAGCGTCAAGTCCGTAAGCCTCTACCAGTTCCTCAGGTAAGTTCTTATAGGCAGCCTCAAAAGGTTTAGTAAAAAACAAACTTGGTTTTATCCCGTTTCTATATATGCTTCGAGCAATTAAGAAAGCAAGTGACTTACGCTTTGTAAACTTGCCAGACTTGTCTCTCGGTGCTAAACCCTTTCGAGTAATCCATTTGTCAAAAGCCTTAGATGGAGGCATCTTAGATTTATATGAATAAGGAGTATTGTACTTCTTTTTAGTACCCGAAACACCAGCATCTTGAAATGCCCCATAGTCTTCCATTGAAAACTGAATAGAAATAGAGTTAGGCATTGCCTTAACTTCTCCCTTAATTGAATTATAGAGCTTCTTAGACGAGTTCTTTTGAGAGTTCGTTAGGTTGCGTTTAGATACGCTTACAACGTGATCTCTAAACCTATCCAGTACCTTTTGAACTTCGTCTTTTTGCATCAGCAGATTGTTACCTCGTTAGGAATTAACACATCGAAAGTCATAGTCCATCCTGCAAGATTGTTTTCAAACCTTTCGACAAATGGTTCGCAGTTAGGGTTTCCGTCTATTACTACTTTACCATCCCATAGGTTTCCGTGTAGCATCTGAGCGTAAGCTCTATTTAAGATTTCTAACTGAGTGTTCAATACATCTTGCTCGTTTGAGTTGCCTATAAATACGTCCGTAGTTTCGTCTTTTGATATGTTGACTATATCCATCGCAATGAGGCTTACGTTAAATCTTACGACATTGGTTTCTAAAGATGCATTATTGATCATTACGTGAACAAGCGGAAAGATTGTCTGCTTGTTTAAGTCAACTTCAAAAATGTCTCCCTCAGTTACAGTATTTACCAATACGTCTGAATTGAAGTGATTGTTTAAGGCTTGTGTTATAGTGTAGAATCCTGTCATCGTCTTAATTGTCTTTGGAGTTGTCGTTGTTCAATTTCGTTTTTTTGCTTCTCGAAGGTGAGATAGGTAAGACATTTAGTAAGTCTAAGTTTGGTAATCTCATCGAACTTAGTAACGTCTCCCTTAGCGAGTCCATATATACTTTGATACCATCCCCATCGCTTGGCAAATTGAGTTGTTTCACTAAAGTCGTTGACAGGCTCTTGTCCTTCTTCATCTGGTTCTCCAAATAATTCAGGGTAGCCCTCAGTAACTCGCTTCCTAAATTGTAAAAAAAAACCGATGCTGCTATGCAAACATCTAATGGAGCAAACTGCATTAACTCCTGATGGTCTTTACTTGGTGTGTATTCGTGTAGTTCGTATTTATCTCCACTTCGTGTTTTGATAGGTCTGTACATTACAGCCATAGCTTTGTTGTAAGTCTCCCAGCTCTGCAAGTGACTCTCCAAATCTACATACTCACCGAATGTTATCTCCTCTAAGTTTGGAATGAAACCAAACTCAATATCTCCTATCTTAAACCTTTGCTTAAATTCTGGCTTTGCAGTAAATAGGTTTGTAAAGTGAGTGACCATTTCATTTAAAGAAGTCAGCTTTATCTTTACGACATCAGCTAAACGGACACCGCAGAAAATCTCAATCATCTTTTGAGCTATAAACTCTTCATCGTTAGAACCTTTTTGCACGTTTAAGAAGTCCACATAGTGTTTAAGTGGGATTTCATTTAGTGAAGTAGGTACGTTTACTTGGATTTCCATATTGTTATAAGTATTTTACGTGTTTTTGTATTCCTGCATCAAGACATAAGAGTACGCTTGTGCTAACATTTGAGAATGTTTACGCATTGAAAAGACATCGTCAAAGACAATATGCACTTTCTTACCCGTACGTTTGTAGATATATTCCTCTACTATTGCTTTCATACGAGGTAACTCATCGGATTGCGTATTGTCCATAGTTTGAATTTAAGCCGAGATTCTCCATCTCGTGGTATCTAAGTGCATCTATAGCGTGATCGTTACCTCCTGCAGGGTTTTTTAACCTTACTCCTTGTTTATCTACATCCCAACAATAGCTTCTCAACTCCTTGATTAGGTTCGTGCTTTGTTTGGTAACCAAATATTCTTGACGTTGCATCACATCTATACCATATCGGATTGAATCTGCTCCCTTTGTGACACCTTTTATCGTCTTTCCAAACCTTCGTATCTCCTCAATTGATTTAGGCTCTGAGGAATCAGCATATATCGTAACGCTTGACGGAAGTATCTTAGCAATGTCGGAGTTTAACATTCCTGTGCGGTAAACAATTTCGTTTACTATCCGTTTTCCGTTCCAATTATACACCTCAATTGCTGCGGTAGGATCGTTCGTGTATCCAAAGTCCAATCCTATACCTACTAATCGTGCATCTTCAGGTACTTTATCTATCTCTTTCCAATTGTCGAATATCACCCCTTCGAGCATACCTATCTCACCAAGACCATATACTCGCCACCAGTTTGCCCAATAGTTGCTTGTAGCTGCCTTGTCGCGGTTCTTTTCTATTTGTCGGACAATACTCTCATCTAACGCTTCGTTGTCTTTGTATGTTAGGATTATAAAATCTGCTTCAGGTTCGTCTTTTAGTTCCTTGTGAACCCAAAACTCATTCGCAGGGTTAAAGTCTAAGTATATCTCTTTTTTTGTACGAATGGAAAGCTCTAAGTAAGCATCAAAGGTCACGTTGTTACACTCGTTGATGTATAGGACATCACGTCTTGCGCCTCGAAGTTTACTTGAATCGTCTGCACTAAAGAACTCAATTATGCTTCCGTTTTTAAATTGGTATGTAAGTAAAGACTTATTGAACTGCTCATCTATGTAGCGGTTAGTCCACTTCATTACTTTAAGAAAGTCTTTTAATGCACCTCTACGCAAGTGAGGTATGCTTTCAGCTACTACGCTTATCTCCGTGTTTGGATAGCGTATTGCCTTGTCAATCAAAATGGGTAGTATTCCGAAAGTCTTACCTGCCGAAGTACCACCCTGAATGATTTTAACTCGCTTCTTTAAGCTGAGTATTTTATTTATTGAGGTCGTTCTCTTGAACATCAGGAAATAAAGGTTGTTCTAAAATTGTTTGCTCTATCTGCTGAAGCGGTGCGCCATAGCCTGAGTCCATCAATGCTTTGTAAGCAGCTACATCGCCCTCACGAGCCTTTTTAATCAACGCTAAGGTCATCAAATCTTCTTGCGACATTGTTTCCTGTTCGCCAGTTAAAGGGTTCTTTAGGTTCTGATTTACCTCTAACCATTGACGTGCTATTGTGCTTCTGTTCTTTGCACCCTTAGGTCTTCCGTTTGGATTTCTTACCTCACCTTTCTTTGCAGGTATTAAGTTTTCTTCGTTTGCCATTTGTCTAAATTGTTTCTAATTATTTTAATTCAAATGATGCGGTTATTCTGTTCTTTGAAGTAGTCCCTTCTAAAACACCTTTTTTTACTTCTGATACTCTTCCATATCTAACACAGTACCATTTCTTTGATTTTTTCAATGAGAATATTAAACTTGGTGCAGAAGTCATTATATTAAATCTTTGTTGTCCGTGTTTATATATCTTGCCTAATTCATTTAGTAATCTTAATCCAATGCCAGCACCTTGATAATCCGGTAGAATAACCAATCTATGTACTTTCTTCATATTCTTTACCTTTGGGTGCGGAAAGTGAAGTATGCTTATAAATCCTGCAACTTCATCATTAACAGTAGCTACAAACACATTAGCAGCGTTGTTATGCGAATGACTTAAATAGTGGTGCTTAGCAAACATTTTCCAGATGCTTTTATCTCCGTAATTGAATATTTCAAATTTGATATCTGGTCTATTTTTTTTTTGCCCTTCAAAACTTTGAAAGGTCATTGTGTCGGTATTAAATACCCAATCTGGAAGCAGCCAATCTTGTACGTCAAAGTGACAAGTAACTGCTATGAATTTTTTATCCGTCTTTCTAATGGCTTTCTGCATAGCAAATGAACCAATCTGAGCTACGTTTCTATCCACTACGCTGGTAAACTCATCAAATACAAATAGTTCGTTTTTTTCTAAAATAGCACGAGCTAAATCTACTCGCATCTTTTGGCCGTTACTCAAAACTGAATAAGGTTTTAACCAACTCGGTGGACTTGAAAAGCCTACTGAATTAAATGCTGCTGTAATTTCTTCAACGCTACATTCCTTTGGCATATCATCTAAAACAGTTTCAGCAGTATATTCATAAGAAGTTATGTAAGCATCTTCAAATAGTTGTTTTGCTATTGTGGTCTTTCCAGTTCCGCTTTTTCCTACGATTAGACCTACTTGCCACTCATTAGGAATATCAATATCTCCTTTAAAATGTTCAACTACGTTTTCAGATTGTAAATCAAACTTACCAATTACTGAAGCAACCCTAAATGTTTTAGTTGGCTTTATTTCTTTTATAATGTCAAAAGTCGGCATTCGTATCCTTGTTCAATTAGTTTATTATAAGTGTTTTCTTGATGTTCTTCGTCTTTACACACAATTTCAATACGATAAAGATTATCAATAGTGCTTGAAAAGTCTTTTAAATCATCTTCTGAACTATCTAAAATTACAGGCAAGTCTAAACCCCACTCATCTAACTTTTCAGTATCCCATTCATTAGCTAACATATCCCAATCCCATTCTCCGAAACCTACGTTATCTTTTACTATAAATTCGTCTTTCTGTTGCTCGGTTAAGTTCTCTGCTTTTACAATATACACTTCTTTCAATCCGGCTTCTTTACAGGCTTTTAAACGCATATTGCCACCAAGCACGATGTTGTTCTCATCCACAACAATTGGACGTAGCTCCAGCATCTGAGGGAACTCCTGTATTGATTTGACTAACTTACGGAACTTATCATCTTTGATTAGACGTGGGTTCTTTGGGTTCGTCTTTACCTCGCTGATTTTTACTTTGTTTACTTTCATTTCGTGTTTTTATAGTGATCTTCCACTCTTTTAAAGTGGTCTAAAAATTCGTCTTCTGTTAGTTCTTCTAAACATAATAGACCATCGGCATCGGTGAAGTATTCGATTAAGTGGTTTCCGTCTTTTCGTACGCCATCCGATATCTGACTCGCATAAGGAATCATATCTTTTCCGAAGTCTAAAATGTAGTATCTCATCCCTCGTATTCTGCAAATACCTTTTGCATCTTTAAGACTAACTCACGGAAACACGAAGCACAACTTGTAGGCTCTTGTCTTACGCTAAAGACTCTATTGTAAATAGCAAGTAGTCTTGTCTGCTCACTTGGTTTAAAAGTGTTTTGAGATAGTACGTTGGTTTCTTTTAGCCATTGGTATTCGTCTTCAAGTAGGCAGTTAGGATTACGGTACGGAAATAACTCATTGAGCTTCTTCTTACGTTCTTCACATCCGCAGTCATCTCCTGCTACAAACTCTACTAACTTTTTAATTCCTGTGGCTTCTGTGATTTGTTCTATTGTGTCACCTAAGCCTTTTGCTTTTTTCTTTGCCATATTAAATTAATTCTAAATCGTTGTTTAAATAATCTTGGTAGTCCTCTCCTAATTCTTCACGTATTCTATTCTTACAATGCTTTAAAGTCTCAAATATAGACCTCACGCTTATGCCAGTATCTTGCGATATCTTGCGGATTGATTTTCCTTCGTCTTTATATATCTTCCATAGCTTTTGATCGTACCAATCCCAAGTGCTTACAACCTCTTCTACTCTATCATAAATAAAATCCTTTACTTCGTGTTTCAATAGGTTCATCTCATCCGTAGATAAATGCCTAACCACCTCTATAGATAAGTCATTAGGTGCTATTTTGTTTTCTCGGTAGGTAGTGTTGCGAAGTAGTATCCACATCAATGCTCTGTTTGGCTCTCCGTCTATTACTATCTTTTCGTAGTAATTGTAGTCGTGAACCTTTAAGTAAACATCTTGAACTATGTCCTCCGCTAATTCATTGTCACCAAATAAACGGACTATATTAAGCCATTCCTTATGGTATTTAGATAAAATAGTTAGTGCGTTCATTGGTTAATTTCTAAACAAATATAAGACTATATTTTAATCAAACAAGTTGCCTACAAAAAAAGCCACCTGTTAAAGTGGCTCTAATCCGTTTAAATAAATCTCTCGGCTTACGTAGTTATCCAGCTTGTGAAGTGTGCTTAGAGTTACGTCTTTTCCGTTGAGGAAGTTGTTTACTTGGAAGTTGTGCATTTTTACTCCTGTTCTTTTTATGTCCTCTACGATTTGATTTCGTGTTCGAGTAAGTAGGAGTTTGCGAACTTGCTTCCGTAGGTCTTCATCGTTTATATACATATCAGAAAGGAAGATCATCGTTAGCTACTACTGGAGTTGTTTCAGGAGCTACATAAGGCTCACTAAATGCTGCGGAGAAAAAACTTCCGTTCTTACCTTGCTTTACCCAAAGAGCTACTTCCATCTCTTTGCCGTTTACGTTTACCTTTCCTTTGTAGTCAGGTTGTTTTTCATTCGTCTTTTTGTCGTTCTTAAAGATTGCTCCTGTGTTTGTTTTGTTTTCCATTATATGTTATAGATTAAATTGATTACTAAAATAATTGCTATTGTGGCTACAAGTATCATCGTACCGATTGCAGCCATCTCTTCTCTTCGGTCGTCTTTGTTTAGTTTCATTGTTCTTGTTGTTTAAAGGTTTTACATTTCGTGTTTAGATATGTGGCAATTTTTACCCCTTATCCTTGTTTGATTTGATTTCACTCTTCAGCTTCTCAATGTACAGCGTGGCATCCATCAGCTCCTCTTGGAGGTGATTCAACCAATCGGTGAGGTTCAGGTCATCACGCATCAGCGTTGTTCCATACTTCTCGATTCCAGCTTCTGATCGCTTGGCATATTTAGCCATTACGGATAAAACTACTTGGTCTTTTACTTCTTGGTTCATTGTTCCGTGTTTTTAAGTTCGTCAATCTTTGCTTCAAGCAAATGAACATTTACTTTGAGTTGTTGGTTTTCTCGGTTAGCAACTCTCAGTTGTTGTTCGTGATTTTCTACTCTTCTTTTGTAATATGATAGTTCATTAATAGCCTTCTCATACCTATCAAGAATTTCCTTGATTACATATTCTTTCATAGCATTTCGATTAAGGCATTGTAATACAATCTGCAGTCTTCTATACGAGATTTTATCTGCTCAATTACTGCTTCGTCTTTTTGTACATAGAACACTTTGACTCTACGGTTTTTTGGTATGTGTGAAAACTGGTGTTTACTTTCTATCTCTTCACGCAAGTCTAAGTCCTCGTCAACTTTATGCAACTTCCAATGCGCTCTACGAATCTCATCCTCTACCATTTCGATAGGTGTGTCAACAAGACAGTAACAAAGCATTGACTGCTGCTTTCCTGGAAGCCACATATAACCTTGAAGCTGATAGAAGTAGTCCTTGTTTGGAATCTCGGTGTCAAAAAACGGAAAGGTAGTAGCATCCCAAGAGCTTTTTACGTCTAAAAGTACATCCTCCGTGTTTACGTCTGGTGTTCCCTTAATCCAATCGTTCTCGAAATACTCTTCGTTCTTGTAGATAAATTTCAAATCTAAGACATCATTGACTAACGAGATAGATAAATCCTCAACTGCGTTCCCTTTGTCCGTGTAGCGGCTTGAAAACTCCTTTCTGATGCCGTATTTCTCCTCTAATACAAGTTCGTGTATGTAAGATTTAGCAGTTTGAGATAGCAGCTCCGTTTTAGAGCGTGAGTTTGCCATAATTTTCCCTATGGCAGAACATCGAATCTTGAGAGCTTTCATAGTGCGTTAAGCATATCAATTTGACCTTCAGTTAATGCAAAGGATGATTCGAGCTTTTCACGTGTGTATTCACCTTTGGCAATAGCTTGTACTGCTGCGCTGAAACGCTTTTGATCAATTGCAGGTAGTTTCTTTTCTTTCTTTTCTTGCTCTCCTGCACCATCCGTGTCTTTATCCGTTACTAAACCAAGCGCAGAACTGAGTGCATATCTGCGGTAATACGTTACACCTGAACCAAACGACTGGAAATCATTCATACCTTTGAGCTGAACGTAAGGAATAGCGACAAGGCTTTCTAAGCTCTCTCCTGACTCAACGTGGAATACCATCGTAGCAATATAGTTAACATCGTCTTTGGTGTGTAGGGTTTGAGTAAATCCAAGTCCGTGTTTTTTTAGCAACGGATTGATTACTTCAAAGATTTTAGGCAAGTCTGCGTAAGAGTATCCGTAACCTTGTGTTGCCTTGTGGATTACAGGCACTTCTTGTTGGAACGATGCCAACGATTTAAATAAATTCTTCATAGCGTAAAAATTAATTGTTTATACAAATATATAGATTATTTCAATTGGTTGTACTTTTTTTTATATTTTTTTATCAATTCTTTCAGTTCGTCTTTGGTAAACTTCCGTGTTACCCTTGCTTTTGCTTCAAGTTGACTGAATCTTTCTGCTCCGATCTTAGCTAATAAGTTTGTTCTATACTCCAAAAGGTTGCCTGATAAGAAGCTATTACACCTCTCGCATTGAACGTGTACGTTATCCTCGTCAAATCTTACGTTCCAATGGTTGTTAGCGTTGTAGAAATGTCCTGCGTTAACTTTCTTTGGTATTTGCTTACAAGAGATGCAGAGTTCGTCTTTATCTCGTTCTCTGATGTATTTGTTAAATACCATTTGAGCAGCTTTGACAAGGTCTTGTACTGTCTCTAAATCCGCTTTCATCTGCTTTTTCTTCTTCTGCCAGTTTTTTATAGTGGCTTCCTGTACCCAAGCATCAACACACATCTTGTTCAAGCAGTATTTTTGATTGAAGCGGATAGGTTCAAACTTCTCCTTGCAATTCTTGCATCTCATCAGTCCAGTTCTATTACTTGTTCAATCCATTGGCGAAACAAAATCTGCAACTGAATCTGCTCGTCAAATATCTTACCTGCGTTCTCTCCGTCTATTCGTAGGATTTCTCTATCTACTCGCTGTATTTCGTCTGCAAGGATGTTTGCTTTGCGTTTGAGTGAACGTTTGAAGACGTACTGGTCGTTAAGGTCTTCGATGAAGTCTGCCAACACAGGAAGGAATGCGGTTAATGCTACTAATTTTTTTTCTTTTTTCATTATGTTTATTTTAGATGTAATACTTTTTGTGTTCGTCTTTTTTTACGTCTACTCCTAAATCTCGCAACGTCCGTAAGTAACTCCATACTGATACTTTATGTCGGTTTAAAAAACGAGCAATGGAATCCGCAGGTCTTGGTCGCTCCATTAGGAACGGAATTAGTAAGTCTACCTTTTCACGTTTATGAGTGTATAGC